TAAGCTACTTCACGATCACGGCCAGCTTTCTCAACTGCATCAAGAGTCTTTGATACAGCTACTGCTTTGACTGAGATCTGATGGTAGTTACCCAGACGGCTGGTAGCCGTTGGAGCAACAACACTGGCGTCTGCACCTTCATTGACGTAGTTAGTAGCTGACGCTGCGGCCAATTCCTGAACTTGCCATTCGGTGAAGATACCGTTTGAGGTTTCCTTCTTCAGTGCGCTGAAGATAGGTGTTTCATCGGGGTCAATCCGATAGATGACATCGGCAAGCTGTTCGCGCTCACCAATGGCTGTTGAAGTAGTAAAAGTGGACATTTTGTTCTCCTTCTAAGGTTAGTTGCCCATCAAGTATGATACGGCTGCATCTACAGACCGCTCTTTATTGAGGCGATTCATAGACTGTTGCCGCGAACGACTTGCAACTTGTTTCTTTGTGCGTGGCTGTCCAGCTTTAGCCATTTTTGGAGCCTGTCGTGTGCGTTTCTTAGCCGTGGGTTTCTTACGCTGTAGATTGTCCCACTGCATCGCTTTGTACAAAAGTTCCACTGCCCTAGCGTCTGTGGCCTGTGCAACTTCTTGTTCGCTAAACCCGATGTTACGAGCATACTCAACTACTTCAAGACGCTCTTTATTTCTAACATCATCATCCTTCCACTGAGGGATGCGATTTAGCATGTCAGACCGTTGCGCTCTAAGATGCTCGTGAAGCATCTTTTCTTGTTCAGCGGCCTGTTGTTGAGACAGTGCCTGTCTCTCTTGCTCCACTTTTGCGAGGTTTGCCTGACGATTATCGTACTCTGCTCTAATTGCGTTGTACTCTTCAGCCGTGACCTCTTTTGCTAATGAGACCCAATCAGGTTCCTGAGGAATTGTCTGTTGAATCTGCTGTGCCAGCACATCAAGTTGCTGTGCGTAGTAGTCTCTTGCTTGCTTTGCTTCGGCTGCTTCTTTCTCAGCAGCTTTCCGCATTTCGGCGGCTTCCTGACTACGCTTTGTAAAAGCCTGTTGTCGCTGATAACCCTGTAGGGCTTCGTCAAGGCTGACCTCTATCTCTTCACCATCTACTTTGACAGTGTAGACTGTTTCTTGAGGTTCCTCTTCTCCGTCCTCGTAGCCATCATCTTCTTCAGACTCTTCGACATCATAAGCATCATCCTCATCATCCTCATAGGATTCAGCCTCTAGCTGAGTGTCCTCTTCGGTGACTTCGGCCTCTGCCTCCATCGGTTGAGGAGCTTCTTGCTCCTCTGGTCGCTCTTCTTCTACCTTATCCGGGATGGGGGTATTTAGAAGGCTAACTGCATCATTTAATGAAATAGACCCGGTTCCTTGCGGATTGTCGGACATAACTTATTTCCTTTTCTCAAATTGTTGGCGATTATGCAACTCCTGTAATGTTGCCTTTGCCAATTTTCCATCTTCCACTACCTTGTGAATGTAGCTTTTAACTGCTTCCAAGTTCTGACAAAGCATATATAGGCGCTCTCTAGCTTCTGTGTCACCTATGCCGCTCTGCTTCCAAGCACTTGTAAATTCGTTCTCTAAATACTCAAAACTCTCTATGAATATTTCGTTGCGTAATACGGCTTCGGCCTTGTCGGCTCTAGCCATCTGTTCCCTTGCTTTTCCTTCGTTCATGCTAGTAAGGTCATCCCTTCTAAGTTATACGGGTCTTGGAATATGCCAGCCTGTGTGCCAGCCCTGCGGCGGTAATCTAAGTTGGCAGACTCAAAGTCTGGTTTCGTTCCGAAACCTGTGCCGTAATTAGAAGCAAAGCCACCCAAGTCTTCTGGCGCTACGTCAAGCAAACCCATCCGTGCATATGTGCCGGGTTCGTAATCAAAGCCAGTGCCGCCAACAGTGCCGCCTACATTTTGCAGGGCTGTGTCTAAACGACATGCCTGTAAATCAGCATCGAACACATAACCGTCTGGGCATTGAGCCTCACCGGTGTTGGGGTTCGTTACGGGCGGCACTGTGTCGTCTCGGCCAGACCCGTCGTCAAACTTTGAATCGTATGGACGGTTGCCGGTATAAACCTCGCCAATGCCAAACAATCCGGGGCTGTAAGCGCCTTGCACCTTTCCAGTCATGTCAAATGCTGGGTATGCGTTAGGATTTTCCAACGTTCTTTCTATGTTACTCAAATTAAAATTTGAAAGCAGCCCGCCAATAGTTCCAAAAATAGACGGCACCCGATACGTCTTGCCAAACAAACTCACAGGAAAAGACATAAGGTTTCTGGCCTTTCGCCGTCTGCCCGGAATTTGGTCTAAAGCGTATCCCATTATCTGATCTCTGGCGGCTTTCGAAGACATACCAGTCGCCGTCCGAATATCCATCATCGTGTCGTAAACGTCTCTAGCCGTTTGGCGAGAGGTGGGGTCAAAACCCTCGTCAAACTCATAATTACCTAAGTCAACGCCCTGCGCGGCCGCAGCAGCCGCCGCAAGATCCTGCTGGACGCTGTTATCTAAGTCTTCTTCAGACTGCCCGCCGCCGCCGCCGCCGCCGCCACCACCGCCACCGCCGCGACCAGTAACATCCCTATCGCCTTGCGCCCCACCTAATTGGTCTCTTTCACCGGGGTCAAAAAACGCGGGTATGCCCATTGGCCCCGGCTCACCTGTGCCGCCGTTGTCCATAAGCAACTGTGCTTCCGCTGGCGTGATGTAAGCCAGTAAGTGATCTTGACCGCGAATATCTACGCGGCGTGGCGGATTATTGCTTTTCATCTTATTTGGCATTTTACACTCGCGGTAAGTTGGTTGAGATTTGTGAATCTGTCACAGCTTTCGCCATACGCAACTCAGCTTCGGCTTGCAACTCCTGACGGCGTAGCTCCATCTCCATCGTCATGCGCTCACGCTCTAGCTGAATATCGGCTTGCATCTTCTCACGCTTCAGCGCCAGTTCTGCTTCCATCTGCTGTTGCTTCATAGCAATAGCTGGGTCAGGCTGTGGTGGCTGTTGTTGCTGCTGCTGTTGCTGCATCTGTATCTGCTGTGGGCTGCTAAAGAACATATCAGCGTCCTTAAACCCACCAATCTCAGCAATGCTCCGAAGTGTGTTCACATACTGAGCCATACTTACAACAGGATTGTTTGGCCCTAACTGCATCAGTATCTGCTCTTGCTTTGCAGCAATCTGCGTCAGGAATGCAATCTTCTGCTCATCGTCAGCCGTGCCAAGCCCTACCTGTACCACGACATCGTATTCGCTAGTCCACTCACGCGGATCAATCGGCACAAAGTCATTACGCAAACGCACGATGCGTGGCTTGTTGTCGTACTTTGTGACCAAGTGCAAGATGCCTTTAAACAGAGACTTCACACCTGTCTCAGCCATTGTCCGTGCATAGCTTTCCAGCTTGACCTGTGCGCCACGAACAGTCGCGCTAATGGGCTGGCTGTCGTTGACTGCAACGCATTTGCATCTAAGCCCTGTGAGGCTTTGCTCATGCCTGTGCGCTGCTCTTTGATGTTGTCGAGATAATCCATCAAAGGACGCACTTCGCCACCTACAGGAGTGCCTGTAATGGCTTGCACCATACCGGGCTGGCGAGCGCGAATGATGCCGCCAGCAGTACCCTCAAGCAAATCATCTAGATTCACCTGACCTTCAACAGCAACCATACGAGGCAGTGTGCTGGTGTAAACGCTGTCGAGGTACTGACGCATCAGTGTTGACTTGATAACCTGTAGGTCTTCAGTCATGTCGTAGATGCTGCGTCCAATCAGGCGGTGAGGCATCAATACTGGTGACACCACAGCAAAAGGCACATGATCGAATGGCTCGTTATGCAGAATGTGTGTGCCTTCAGCACCGATAGCACAGATGCGGCGGCGTTCTGCAATGCCGTCACCGTCATAATCAACCTTCATAATGCACTCGTAGTACACGACCTCGCGCAATGTCGGGTCGGCCGCGTCAGTGCCTGTGTTTGCTTCTAAGTCTTGGAAACGATTTGTGCGTTCTTCATCAACATCCAGATCTGACAAACCAGCATATTTCTCGACCTCTTCGCGGTCATAGCCCATAGCCACCAAGTCTGACACTGTCATTGTGGTGCGGTGGGCAACGAAATACGCATCTTCTAAGTTGGTAGCCCGGCGATTAACCAGAAACTCTTCCGGCGGTACGTTTATGACCTTAATCTTGCCTTTACGCTCCGTAACACGCACAGACAGATCATACGAACTCTCAAGAGGAACCACCGTTCCGTCATCTTCCATATACGAATTAATAACGGTTTCTTGCTGCTCAACCACTTCAACATCTGGGTTAGCCAGTAATACGGCAAGTTCGTTTTCATCAAGCCCGTTATATTCTTCCTCAGTGACATTTTCTTCCTCTTCATAGAAATACTTGACCACACCAAGACGGAACAACAAGGCGTCCTTGAACCAGTTGTACAGGATTTTATAGCCTTCATTGTCGTGGTTGATTATGTAATTTACATAGTCACTGACTTGCTCTGCACGTTCCATATCCTCTGCCGTGCGAGCGCTAAAACGTACATATTTGTCGTTGGCTGTAAAGACGCGCATCAAGTTAGGCATAATAGCCTCAACTGTGTCTGCGACTTCTGTGCTTACTACAGATGATCTGCCCTCTACCTCGTTGCCAAATGGCTCACCAAGGTAAAAGTCCATAGCGCGAATACGCTCTTGAGAAAACTCACTGTCAAAGTGGTTCAGCGCATCGGTAATTTCCGAAGAAACAATGCTATTAAGTTTGTAATCATCCATATCTGGCATCTTACTTTTCCTTCGGCTTCTTACGCCCATACATGCAAGTGCCGCTGGCCTTACACATTTTTTTAGCTACACAACCCTTACAGGCAGAAAAGCCAACATTTTCAACAGCTTCTACTACCGCAGATGCTGAAACGGAAGTCTCTGCTTTTGCTTGGACTTCCTTGCTTAGTTCCAGTGGCCTACGACGCTGTGTGCGGGGCCGCATCATTACTCGTGTATACATCAGTCGCTTGCAAACTTTCCTGTGGACTGATTGGCAACTCGGCGAGTTGGCTTGCGCTTTGGCATCTTGCCGGGTAAGTCCTTGATGGTGGTGGACGGGCCAGTGCTTTCGGAGTTCATAGCGTGGCTAGGATTTGCATAGATCGGCTTTGATTTTGGCATTTTCATTTCTTTGCGGCCTTCTTTTTTGCGCTTTTACGAAGTGGTGATGTCATACCAACGCCTGTTGATGTTTTAACAGGTACAGGTTCCGGCTCTGCTAATATAACAGGTTCTGCACCATTTTTATAGACTATGCAACGACCCGCTGGTTCACAGCGCCGGGGCATAGGACAGTTATCACAAATATTCATGCTTTATTCCTTTTCTTGCCACTAGCAGTCACAGACCAGCTAACGCGCTTCGGCCCGGTTTTCTTACTAGCTTCTTTCTTGCTTATACGCCCAGCAACCTTTGCTGGTCTACAGGCTGGGTATCCGCGCTTCTCGCCTTTAGAGCGACCACAGGGTTTCCCGGTCTTTACATCGACCCACTTTTCGCCGAACCATTTACCTAAACCTGCCTGTGCTGGCATTACGCTTTCCTCACACGATTGTCTGAGCCGCCCCATTTGCCGCCACGTTCTTTGTACCACTTAGCTGCATAGGCGTTAGCGTAAGCAGAAGGATAAACCTTGTACTTACGCTTCGCCGCTGCTTTGGCTCTTGACCAAAGAGCCGGGTCTTTTGGCTTACTTTCCGCCACAATACCGACCAGTTTTAGTTTTTGATGATTTTTTAGCCATTACCATTTCACCTTATGAGACCAATAACGAGCGGACAATTTACTTGGATTAGGGTCTTGAGCATTATGTCTCGCATAATAACTCTTTTTACGAGCCTTATCTTTGGCAGTTTTAGGGTTCTTGCCCGCACCAGAAACGCCCTGCTGACCAAACCGTATAGTTTTAACTTTGTCGCCTTGCTTTGCCACGACAACGTGGCTCTTTTTAGGATGATTGGGGGTGCGTTTGGGCTTGTTATAGCCAGATACACCAACACGTTCTAGCCTTGGATCTTTAGGCATCGTATTTAACCTCTTGCACCCGAACAGACTCAAAAGTCTCTTCAATCTCTTCCGTAGACAGCCCGGCTCTCAGGCCAGCATTAACAGCTACAGACATAGCCGCGTCCATCACATGCTGCCATTTTGCGTCAGAAGTGACAATAAGTCCAGCAGTGTGCATTTCCATCATCACCACAATGGCCTCGACCATCTCTTCATATTCTTCCTGAGTTTCTTCCAACTCAACATCAACGTCCAAATCGCGCTTCGGAAACTTCAGAATATTGTCAGTCATAGTAATTCCTTTAGAGGCTAAAAATACAAATTATAGCTATCTCCCGTTGATTTAGAGAAAATCTGGGCATAACCCGGCATCCTTTCTCTCATATCAACTGTATAGCCGTATTGTTCTATAACTTTCTTGGCGTCTTTTGCGCTTGATTCTCCAGTAGCCCATTTGTACATAGCATCGGACATAGCAATTTCGTCTTCTTCTGAAGGCTGTGCTTTTTCTTTTTTCTGAACCTTTTTTGCTTCTATGCTTTTAGGTATTCCTGTTTCTTTTACAGATTTCCTTGGCATAAATTTTCCAGCAGATAAAAGCCCAGACAAACTAGCGGCGTCAGTCATAACATCTTCTGAGAGAAGGCCTGACATTGGGTCAATAGTAGTTGGAAGCCCGCCCATAGCCCTAGCGACTGTTCTTGCCATTGATTGAACGGGCGCTGGGAACGATGCTACAGTTTCGCCTTGTGGTGTAATTGCATACGGCAATATACTTCCAGAATCGGCGTAATCTCCCATACCGTATAGACTGTCTAGGAAATTCATTACACTACCCATCCTGTGTTTGGTTTAAGACTGCGCTTGCTACTATACCCTCTAGAGTAGCCTCCTGCAATCGCACCGCTTTCAGCAAAGCTCAACACAAACGCATCAGCCACATCCGGGCTACGCTGGCCTCTACGTTTCATCTCATCTTTGCTCTCGACCTTCAGCTTACCATTAGACAGGTATTTGTACCTAATGCCAGTGATCTCCTGTATCAAAGTCGCGTCATTCGGGATCTTACAATCTCTTGCCTCAAACCATTCACGGGCGTTCCAGAACAGCTCATCTCTCAGCCGATTAAACCGCTCCTTCAAACTAGCAGTCTCCGACACAGAAATTGCAACGGCTGGTAAATCCAACTCACGCAACCTGTCGGCCAAGCCAGCACCAATGCCAATAGCATCAATAAATATGCTTTGAGGACGCAAACGATATGTAGTTGCCTCAAACTCAGACAGCACAATACCAGCCATCTCCATCAAATCACGCCCCTGATACGTCTTAATCGGCTCCAGCAACACATTGTCCTGACGCTTGGCTATGGCACTCCTGTCACCGCCGAATCTTGCAACGTCTACGCCCCAAACTACAGGTGCCGTGGGTGACGCTTCAACATCTCTCTTAGTCGCTTCTTCCACAAGATGTAGCGGTAGCAAGACATCATCCGACTGGGTAGGGAACTGACCCAATACACGAACCCTGTAAACATTGCTATCTTCACCGTATTTTTCCTTCATATTTTCCAAGAACTGCTCAGAAACAGTCGTGGCATCGTGGCAACTTACCGTCATCGTAAACCAGTTTTTGCGCTGGCTATGATGGCTCTCATAGAAAAAACCCTCAGAACGTGTAGGGTTTCCGCACATCACCGTCTTAGCACCAGCGGTGGACATTGCGCCCTCACCGACCTGAAACACAACATCAGGAATACCTGACGCCTCTTCGCACAAAAACAGCATATTTTCTGAGTGAAATCCTTGCAACGCTTCTGGATTCTCGCGTCTGCTGGTTCTTGCAACGGCAAAGCTATCTGACGCACCTTTCAAGCTAATCTTGTCGCTCTTGAACTCTAGCAACTGCTTGAAACCTTCCGGCAACTGTCGCGCCCATTTGTCGATCTCAGTCCACAAAACATCGCTCAACTGGTGCGCCGTGTTCGCCGTAACAGCAACTTTGCACGGATAATGCGTTATCAGCCACCACAACACGAGCCAGCTTTGAAAGGCAGTCTTGCCGACACCGTGACCAGACGCAATGCTAACCTTGTCATTGTTGGCTACCGCCCTCAACGCCTCGGCTTGCCACGGCTGGGGTGTTACCTTCAAAATGCTCTCAACGAATAGAACCGGGTCGTTGTGCAGCTTTACGAGCAGATCAGTGTTTTCGGTTTTTTTCACTTCTCTTCAGCCTCGCCCTCAATGGTCTTGTCAGCTAGCCGCTGCTGCTCTATTTGCGCGGCGGCAAGTTTCAACTCATCGACAAAGCTGACGACCTTATGCTCATGCTCGACCTTCTGGTTCTCGCCGTACAGCTTCGGATACAGCTTCGCTGCTCGCCACTTGTAGGTATCAATGACCACACGCGCTTGCTGTGCGTCCAGCCCACCGTACTTCATCTGCTCAATAGCATCGTCAATGTCGTCATCAATTTTCTGCGCCCGTAGCTCCATAGCCACACGATACTTGTCGCGGAACTCGCCGTCATCACGAAGCCATTTGCTGATAGTGGGAAACGTAGGCAGCTTGGCACTAGCACACGCCTTACGCGCTGACAGGCCGTCAGACACCAATTCTATGAACAAATCTTTCTGTTCGGCCATCTGTGCGCCAGATATGGGCGCGGGGCCTCTTTTCTTCGGCATATCTCACTCCTTATTTGCCAAATAACATCTTTAGTTTAGCAGTGCAAGAAAACTTGCAACGAATTTTGGGTGGCAGGGACGTTTTGGGTGTGGGGGATGAAAGGGGGGGGTGAGTAAGGGACTATTATATATTTATGCCGCCCCCCGCGCAGATTCGATGGGGGGGTGTGGTAGCATAGCACCACATGCCGGAATGTTTTAACGTGCTAACACATGACTACAGCAAACATTATGCGACAAAGATAATAAACATTATGCGACAAAATAAATCGCGCTAGGCTGCGCTGTGACGGCTTGCAACGACTAGGTTGGTGCAATCATACACCGGGACGGCTAAGGCCAGTGTGCGGCCTTCCTACGGCCTTTCGTGCGCGTTGTGGTATTTTATTACCGTATGATGCCCTATCCCCCTACCCCATAAACCCAACCCAACCCCAACCCATTCACCCCCAAAAAACCGCCAGCCGTTGCAAGTTTTTTGTCGTTTTTGCTTGCATTGTGTCAATCTATGCTTAACATACAAAAAGAGGCGGAAAACAGCGCCTAAATGAGAACAGAAACAGAACAACAAGGGAAAACAATGGCTTACAAAACAGCAACACATAAAATGACTATAAAAAAGCCGGGATTTGATCGCGGCATGACTGTTTATATGAATCGCCGCCAAATGGATGATTTTTATAAATGGGCTGGCGACAATGGTTTCAGCATTGATTTAGAACCATTACAGCCAGTAGATAGCGATTTTGCCATTGATAGCGCAAAATTTCTTTTCAATCTTAATGACTAAAACAAGGGAATTGAAACGATGAAAAAAGCAAACGCTTATGTAATATACGACGGCCCGAGTCAAATTGACGGCCAGCGCATTGTTGCAATCGCCAATGTCGCCAAAAGCCGCAACACAAAAACCGGGTCAATGCTGCAAACGTACATATTGCGCCCGGATATCAACCCGCTTGAGGCAAACAAAACCGGCGAAGATTTTTCAATATGTGGTAATTGCCCGCATAGAGGCGAAGCAACAAACGACCCGGCGCGTAAAACCGCAAAGAATCGATCTTGCTATGTAAACCTAGGCCAAGGCGTTTTGATTACATATAAAGCCTATAAAGCCGGTAAATACCCGGCAATCACCGGACATGATGCTATTGCCGCGCTTGGTGCTGGCCGTATGGTACGCATTGGCACCTATGGCGACGGTGCCGCCGTCCCGGCCTATATATGGGAAAGCCT